CCAACAACTTTTCGCTCGAAACGTGAGTTCGTTTCAGGCGAATCGGGCGTCTCGGGTTTCGAATACGAATATCTCAGGGACGAGTTCCAACCCCCTTCTGGGGCGGATATTCAGTCCCGTATAGATAGAACGTCAGAGCTGCGTTTAGTTATAAACGCTACCTTTGATTTTCCACCTATTGCGAGTGTTCGTTTCCGCAATGACCTATGGTTAAAGCGGTTAGGAGTCGTCCCCAGGGTCACGGATGTTTATAATCTCATACCGTGGACCTGGCTAGTTGACTACTTTACGGGTTTTGGTAACTATGTTGAACTTATTGACAACATAAACCATGATCCGTCGTTGATCAACTGGGGTATGCTAACCTGTGTTTCACAGGGAAAGCTTACTACAGACTTCCATTCGAAATCATATCGTACAACTCGCGTCTATGCACAGAACCAGCCGGTCAGCGACAGCACAACTACTGTCGACAATCGGCATACCTCTGTGTACACTTACGTGTGCGAAACACGTAGAGACGTTGCAACGATACTTGATGTGAACACGACTTCTGAACCTTCAAGTTTGTCGGCTTATCAGAAGTCCATAATCGGCGCGCTGCTTGCGCAGCGAATCGACGTTAAACGGCCTGGGACATTCCGTCCTAGATCGTAACATTTATATTCACAAGGAGACGTCCTATGCTAGCAGATCCAGTCACAGTTGCCGCCGCTTCGCCCACGCCCTCTCTCGTCTTGGCAGTTGTCAAGTCGGATGGGTATGGTTCGGAGCGGGTCGATACGGGAGGTAATGGCTACTCTGTCATTACCAACCACTCGAAGAATAAGGGCGGCGGTTCGCGCCACTACGTCCAAATGACGCAGTCGGTGAATGCCGTTGATCCTTATTCCGGACTGACGAAGGCGCAGGTAGCGTCCGTCAGCATCACTATTTCTCGGCCGGGTTTCGGCTTCACTGATGCGGCTATTATTGCATTAGCGAAAGCCTTGACCGACTATCGGGATGATAGTGAAGTGACAACCGCCAGACTGATTCAATTCCAGTCTTAATCATCTTAAAGCAGAGGAATAATTCCAATGCGGGATGGTTATCATCTGGATTTGATGCTCAGCTTCCTTGCTCGCGCAGTTCTATACGCAGGGATCATAGGCTTCGGAGCCTTTGCTCTCGGCGGATGTTCTGCCGACAAGGACAGGTCGAGACAAATTGACCTGGGCGTTAAGGGGGCTTATACTTTGCCCCCAGGAGACGCAGCCGGGACTCGGAATCAAGTACCTCAAGGAGGAATTGATGAAAAGTCCGGTTCTACTCCTACAAAGTCTGTGGACTGATATCCGCAGATTGTGTCCTGAAGTGAAAGGCCTCGATCGGGATCTAATCACGATCGAGCAGAGGTTCGAAAACGAGGGTTATGGTTTCCTAACCAAAGCCCTACCCGCTTTAGGTGATGCCTTTACTCAAGGTATTCACACTGGCAGGTTCACCTGTCCCGATGGCTTTAAAAAGGCCAAAGGGGGAGTAATCCCGAGATTTCTCTCAGGTATGCTCTGTGAAGTTTTCGATCCGGTCACCGGGGAACTTAAAGACAAGGCTGACGTAGGCCTTGTGAAGTGCATTAGAGAAGCACTTTACGTCTTTAAGAAGACGCAGATGCCTTCAGAGGATGAAATCATCCTCCACAAAAAGGCCGTTGCTGCGTTTTTCCGATGCGACGATGCTGCCGGTAAGGTAGTTATACCAAACCGTAACGATCATCTCATTGGTGAAGTGTCTAGACTGGTTCTAGCAGGACTTAGTTCTGTCCCGTTAGATGAAATCCAGTTTAAACACGGTCCCGGTGCCGTCTATGAGGGCTTGAAGGCGAACCAGAAGTGGTCAGCCTTGACGGACTCCATAAAGAACGAGGAGTTCGACGTGCATACTTATGGCTATGCCGACTTTGGTGTGAATCTTTCCGAACTTTCGGAAAGAACCATCGTTAGCGAGTCGAAGGATGCATCTTTTTGCTCTTTTGGCGGTGCTTCTAGCAGCAGTGCAAGACTAATCACGGTGGCGAAGAATTCGACATCGCGACGAACAATTACAGTCGAACCTATGGTGAACCAATTTGTTCAACAAGGTCTTAACATTGTGCTCAGGGATTATATATCCAAGTGTACAGTGCTAAGTAATTGTCTTGCACTTACCGACCAAAGTAAGAATCAACACCTTGCTTTGGAAGGCTCCCGTACCGGTAGATGGGCAACCATCGATTTGACGTCTGCGTCGGACTTGCTCAGCATAAAGCTGGTTGAGTCTGTATTCAGACATCATGGTCTATTCCTAGACCATATGATGGATTGCCGTTCTACCCACATTGATTCGGACGTTATGTCCGGTCAATTACTGGCTAAGTTTGCCGGTATGGGTAACGCCTTAACTTTCCCAGTTCAGAGTGTGTGCTTTGCAGTAACATGCATCGCGGCTATTCTGGACCAGTGGGGTCTTAAACCCACTATGGCGAGAGTAAGACGAGCTGCTAGGCAAATCCGTGTCTATGGTGATGACATCATCATCAATACGGATTATGCGCTTCAGTGTGTGACCTGGCTTGAAACGGTTGGCCTCAAAATCAACCGGAGCAAGAGCTTCTTAGAAGGAAACTTCCGGGAAAGCTGCGGGACTGACGCGTTTAAAGGGGTCGACGTGACTCCTTTGTACGTTAGGTCTCGACCAGATGACATGTCAACAGAGCCTAATGCCATAGGAGGGCTCGTATCCACCAGTAACCAAGCATGGTTGCGTGGTCTGTACGAGTTCTCCGCCGAACTATCGCGCGAAGTTGAAGAGAGATTAGGATATTCTCTTCCTCTTGTGGCGAAAGAATGCGGTGCATTAGGGTGGCATAGTCGTCAGGACGCGATGAATCCGACTCGTTGGAATCATCGCATACAGGCGTTTGAAACTCGAACGCTTGTACTGAAACCGCTGAAAAGGCGGGATCGGTTAGACGGTTATGCTGCACTTCTGAAGTTTTTTCATGTCCCCCTCCTAGGACGGGGAAAGAATCATCTTCAGGAGTCTCCTATTCGCTATAAATTGCGGATAGGGTTGACTTGGGTGCCTACTCTAGTTTCTTGAGTAGTGTCTAAATCCGTCCAGTATGATTAACTGGCGGTCAGAGATGGCAAATACCTACAGGGTCCGACCCGGCTGTGCCGGGGCGGGATATCTGATTTCTCACGAAATTAGTTACCCCTAGGTAGCTTGAGAAACGGTCACGAGTTCTTAACC